TAAGTTGTTTAGAAATTTTAAATCTATCTGGTTCTTGTTTAATTCTAGAAATGTCTGATAAAAAATCAGGGATAGTTTTATTTAATTTTGTAGCTAACTGTTTTATAATTGGTTTATTACCATCAATTTGTCCTTCTGGTAATTTTATTGATTCTATTGCATTTACAGTTTTTTGTAATCTTTCCGTTACTTTAGGATCTATTGGTTTTTTAAGTTTTTTACCAAATTTTAAATTATACTTATTTTTAATATCGTTTAAAGTTACACTACTAATTTTGTGTTTTTCTAAAACTTCTTTATTAGCCATCTTAGGTATATCTTCTAATATAGCTTCAAGTTTTTTAGGATCTTTCATTACTTGTTGAAATTTGTTTCTACCTATAATGTCAGGACGTTTAGCTTTTTCAGCTTTTGTTAAATTTTCTTGCAATACTGTATCAAGTGTTGTGCTAAACCCTTTTATGTTTGGTAAATATTTTTTTGTTAATTGAGGTACACTCATTCCTTTTAAATAATCCTTTTTAATTTTGTCTATATTCTGTTGTACAAATAATCTTGTAGATCCAGCAGAGCCGCCTGTATTAAACATCTCTCTAACCTCATCAGGATTCTCTAATGCAGGTTTTACTTTTTCAAAGTTAGCGTCTCTTATTTTTTTTAGTTCTTTCTCTGGCTTTTTCTTAGGAAGCAACGGTCCACGCTCCCCTTTTAATCTATCTAATATCTCTATAAACATTTATTTTTTCCTGAACATTGTAGCGAGGCCACCGTCTGCCATGGCATCCGGATCGCCGTCATAATCATCTAAAAGATCTTGCAAAGTTTTTTGTGGTTTTTTAGAGTCTTCTAATTTCTGTAAACTTTCTTCAACTGCCTTTTTATCTTTAATTCTTTGAACAGATTCTTTGTTTTGTCTATTCATTCTAGCTAGCATCTCTGCTTCTGTTTCTGCTGCTTTACCACCTTGAATAACTTTTGGTTCAAAACCTTTAAATGCATCTAGTGTTGTTTTCATACCCGCACCTTCGATCTTGGCTTGATCACTTGGATTTAAAGGTATGCCTCGATTCATTTTATCTAATACAGTTTCAATACCTTCAGCTGCATCTTGTCTTCTTTTGATTTCCATAATCTCAGCTTGATCTATTTCTGATAAAGTTCTTTTTAAATCATCTTCGTTTTGAATTAATTTTTTTGCACTCACAGGATTTAAACCACTATCTCTTAGTCTTTGAAAAATACCTTCCATAGCTTGAGTTATTTTTTGTGTTGTAGGTAACTGTGTTATGCCGCCTTCATTTTTAGCAAGACCTTTAACAACATATTTATAAATAATATTTGCAATACTCATCAGTAGTAATTTATATCCCTGTTAAATTTAGTTTCATGTGCGATGTCTTCATCGTTGTAATCCTCTGGGTGAGATACAAAACCGCCTTCTCTAAATCTACGAATAGCTTGTGTTGTACTATCAACCAAGTCGTCGTGATCTCCGTACGGAAATGCAGCGCACTCCTCTATAACCTCTTCAGCAAACCTTTTATTAGGCGCCCATATCATACCCGACTCAAAAAGTGGAGATACAGCGTTTACCCTAACATATTTATCGTTACCTCTGTTAGGACTATAATTAACCACCGGTATACCCATTTGACGTAATTCATGTGTCAAAGGTAAACCAGAAGCCTTAGACTCTATCACAACTGTCTCAGGTTTCCAATACTGATATTGTTCTAATGCCTTTCTTCTTAATTCAGGAAACTCGTATCTTCCTTTGATAGCATCAAGTAATATTAGATGATCTGGACCATCTTGGTCTGGACTGAACACACCCCAGGTCGTAATAGCTGAATAATCTGATGTTTCTTTTTTAGTAAAAGCTGTGTCGTAAGATTGTATAATATGTTTTAGAACAGGAATATTTTCTGATTCCCAAGTTCTCCACCATTCACGTTTAATGATAGCACCTTCTTCTGATGATGGTGACTGCATCCATTGTGCATTCCATTTAGCCAAGGACAACGAAGCTTTGACACCTTCTAATTCTGACAGTTTCCAAAACTGTGGCCATACAGGTTTGTTACTTGGTAAGATAGCTGGAAACTCTATGATGTCCCATTTATCTGATTTGATATCTGTAGCTTGTGCATCGATTAGTTTTGCGGTCAAATCATTTTGTGACCAACGAGTCATTACAACGACAATAACTCCACCAGGTTGAAGACGTTGTCTTGGACCAGATGTATACCATTCATAAGCACGTTCCAGCGCTTCGGGATTCAATGCGTCTTGCTCAGAGTGTGGGTCGTCGATGATAAGTAAGTCCGCACCACGGCCCGTGATTGCTGCTCCAACACCGGCTGCAAAATATTCACCACCCTGTTCTGTCTCCCATTTACCCGCGGCCTGTGAATCCTGTCTTAATTTTGTTTTGAAAAATTTTTGATATTCAGGGGTGTCAATCAAACTTTTTGCTTTTCTACCGAACCGTATAGCGAGTTCCGTGGTGTGTGTGGTTTGAATAATTTTTAAATTAGGAAATTTACCAACCATCCATGCAGGCAAGAAGTTAGAAGCAAATTCAGATTTTGTATGCCTAGGGGGCATATTAATAATTAATCTTTTTAATTTTCCTTTTGCAATTTTATTAAATTTTTCTGCTATCTGGGTATGGTGTCTACCTTCAACAAAACCTGGCCACATGTGTTTTACAAAAGCAAGAAAATTATCAGAAATTTCTTTTCTCTTATCTATAGTTTTTACAGCGACAGCTCTTTTAAGATACTCGTCTGCATCTTCTGGCGGCCAATTTTTTATTTTATTTTTTATCTTCTCAACATCCATAATGTGTTTTTTATATTTTTAACCCCTATGTATGTCTAAATCAAGCTATATAGGGGTATATATGTGGGACCCCTTTTTTGTTTTTAGGGGGTGGGTGGGCCCGCAATCAGCAAGTTTATCAAGTCATTAGGATCCATTGTGGGTGGGTGGGCCCGCGATCAGCGAGCGCGCGAAGCGCGCAAAAAAAGAGGGCGCCGCAGGCGCCCTCTAATGTTTAGTTTATATATAAGATTAATCTAATAGGGTCATGTATGCTTTGGGATTCATTCTACTAAACCTATCTAGTCCCTCTTGCATTAGATCATATTTACCTAACTCCTCAAACTTCTTAATCATGTAGTAATGTATTGTCTCGCTTTGAGTTAACATTTCTGATTGACCAGAATAAGGGTTAGTTACTTTGATGTTTCTTTCTTCTGTTTTTGTTTGTGTCATATATGGGATATTATACTATTGTTCAGCATTGTCAAGCTTGTTAATCACAGTACGTGTATAACTTCCATAACTATATTCTGTCGTTTCTTTTTTAGGGTCCTCGATTCGCGTTTCGAGTGGCTCGTTCCGTGGCGCAATCTTAATGATTTGTTGTATATTTTTGTGCGCAAAGTCATTGTAACAATTATTGCTACAGAAATAATTATAGAAGTTATCCGGTGTGTACCATGCTCGGTCTGTTTGTTGTTTTACCTTTCTAGTTCTTAAAACCTTAGAACCTTTTGACCCTCGCACACGGTCCGTTGTTGAATAGGTATGACAACTCGGACCGTGGCACCAATAAAAATCAGCCATTGTTTAATGACCCTTGTTCTAAAGATATTGCACTCTCGCCACTTGCACAACGATAGCCCCCTCTATCTCTATCATAATAAATAATATATCCATTGCCTATCTTACACTTGTCGTCCCATTTAGCATTTCTGTAAATAGGTTTGCCATTATACTTTTTAGGTTTGTAGCAAATTGAAAAATATACTGCCTCTTTCAATTTCTCTATAACTGTTTGTGCGTCCGTTTTTGCCATTGTGTGTCCTTTCTTCTTTCTGTTATGTATGGGATATTATCATACCCCATACATAAGTCAAGTGTTAATTTACACTTTGTTTTTCGTATTGTAGTCTTGCCTTAATCTTTTCCTCTCTTGTTTGATTTTTATTCTTCATACCTTTAATCATATTAGCAAGATTGCTAGGATTATAGATAGTTAAACCAGTAGAGTTTGTTCTAACAAGTTCTGCCTCATCAACTTGTATTCCAAGTTCTGTTGCAAGTTCAATACCCTCACTTAAATATCTGTATGCTTTCAAGCCAATCTTTAATTGGTCAGCTTGTTTCG